GAACTCATTATGGTTTCCTACTCAGAAAACCGTAGGTTTTCAGAACATTGGTTTCCTCCGTAAGAATATCTAACGTCTATTCGCGGAGTTGTCCCTCTAAATCGAAGATACCTTTGGTTGAAGCGACACAAGGCCTCCCGTTAGGGAGGCCCGCCTTTGGGCCCACATTTGGATAGACCGAGGGACAATTCCGCGAATAGACGTTAATATATGTGGGTAGAGGCTAACGAGAGGGCCGCGTCAGCGGCCTGAAAAAGGATGGCAGTAACCATCGGTTCCCTTTGTCTAACAAAGAGGGCCACTAAAGAAAAAGGAAGGTTTCAAAGGCACTTCGTAGTAACCTCGGTTTTCTTTACCCTTTACCATTTAGACTTCTTCACTGTCACTTGTGGACCCGCCTTCTTTTTCGCCTTGCTCGCATCAAACTCATCTTCATCATCACTGCATAACTCCTTCGATTTTTCCCAGAACTCTTTACTACCCAACTTGAAAGACGGCCGATTCTCGGCCTTATACCAATATATTTGTTCATTTATTTTGCTTGATTTTGCGTTATTATGGATAACCAAGCATTCGTAGTTCTCCGTTGTTTGGTCCATCACTGAGCAAAAGAGTTCCAGTGTTGGAAACATACTTGCGTAATTTTCCCAAATACGTCGCCGATTCCCTAAAGTCGGTTCGCGCAATACAAAGACATAATCAATATTCGTTCGCAATGCCGGCGGGACACCGAGAGGATACTGCATTGTTATAATTAACATCACTTTCCAATGACGGCCATTCATAAAAAGCATTCGCATTAATTCGTCCCTCGCCCAACTAGCATCATATAAACAATCATCCAATATAACAAAAGCACGCGGGTCAATGGTTGCCCTTTTATACGTCTCCATCTCCGAATTAAACCTCTTCACCACCTGATGCTGTCTCCGCAAAATCTTGTCAATTAATGCAGTATTGTATTTCTGATGAATAAAGAGTTTAGGCACAATCTGCGAATAGAAATTATTGACTATTTCTGTGCCTGAAATAACCAATCCCACCGGAATATCTTGGTGGTGGAAAAGCAGGTCCTTCACTAAAAACGATTTTCCCGTATCTCTTCTCCCTATTAATACTATCACTGGACCTTTGTTTTCATTCGGATGGAATGTTATCCATCGCATATCAAACTTTTTTAAATCCAGATTCATTATTATGCTGTGTTGTTGTTACACTAAATGTATAAAATCTATTGTATATATTTGCGCGGACCATTCCACGAATAGACGTTAACCTCTACTCATATAGATTAAAAATCTATATGAGTTTCGGCAAACGCCATATAGCGGAGTTGTCCCTCAAGAGGGACAATTCCGCGAATAGGCGTTAACCAACTAACGGACTTTTACAATGAGAGTCCAATCTTCTAAATCCAATCACTGTGATAAATACCAATATAAATGTATTTACGTGTTGGGTAAGGCTTATCGATGCATCAGGTATAAAAATACGTAGAATACCGTTGGAGAAACTGTCGCTTCCGCCGTCTGGATTATGTAGCTTCGTAAGTGGGCAACCATCGCAAAAAATCCACATAATTGATATGAGTAACGGTATATAAACCCCATATTGTAAATATTCTATTGGCCAAAATGGCATTGATACTACAATCAAAATTATAACAAAATGTATAAATACAAGAAAATCCATATATACATACTTTAGTTCTATTACGCTGGCGTATAATTGCGAACAAATAGTTCTTTCGTCCTAAATATACGTATCATTTACAATTCTTAAATAAAATGCCGTCGATTGATATTCAATATAGAAAAGTCAGACCTCTCAATATCGATTCTTTAGCAAAACAATATGTTGCAACCGAATACGACAATCAACATAATTATAATCCATTTGCTGTCCATGCAATACAGGCTTTCAATCCTCTCTATACTGACTTTTTTGTTTTAAACGATACCAATTTTAATCGCGTCGGGTTAAATCAGCAATATTATATTGAAAATGATACTATCAAATCATCCAATCACGATATATTATCCGATATCGACAACTCGGAAAAAAAATACCACGTGAAATGCTCGCCTCTTCTTGACCCTGTCCACTACTTAGTCGGAAAATACGCCAATACCAGAAACATTCGTGTCTTACCGAAATTAACTAACCAATCCGAATGCTGCCAAAAAATATACGACAAAAACAACGCCTCCTATATTGACGGTTTCTTCTCCTATCTAAGTAGTCGGCTAAAATACCAACACAATATGCTAAATGCAATCGATTTCTACGGTTCATATTTAGCATTGCAAAAAGTATTTAAAGCAACCATCACGGATGATTTGGACTATTTACACCAATCCGATTATTTTATGGATAATATCGGAAAAGGATTCACAATTTGTTGTGGTGAAACGTTTGACGATTTCACTGGCATTGGTTCAAGAGCAAATAAGAAACGGTTGGTATTAGAGGACGAAATAGATATTGCCGACCTTAGCGCAGATATTATTAGTATAGATGAACCTTTGCATATCCATATGGATAAGGATGCCGATAACAAAGTCAATATATCTTGCGAATATGCAATGTCTGACAACAGTTCAGAAGAAGAGGAGGAAGAGGAAGATGATGAAGAAGAGGAAGAAGAGGAAAAAGAGGCAAAAGAGGAAGAAGAGGAAGATGATGAAGAAGAGGAAAACAACCAAGAAGATAATAATAACACTAATACAGAAGAAAATGATGAATCCGATTCAGAAACAGAATATGGAGACGATGATACAGAGGATGAAAGCGACGCATATGCTTATATAGACAATTTTCCGACCAATCTCATTTTCTTAGAAAAATGTGATGGAACATTGGACCGATTATTTATGGACCACGAGATTGACGCCAACAATGGTGCTGCATATATGATGCAAATTATTATGTCTCTCATCGCGTTTCAAAAAGCGTTTCATTTCACACATAATGATTTGCATACAAACAATGTAATGTATATCAATACAGATATCGAGTTCCTTTATTACAAATACGACAACCTGTTTTATAGAGTGCCGACGTATGGCAAGATATTCAAAATCATTGATTTCGGGCGCGCTATTTACAAGTTTAAGAACCGAATTTATTGCAGTGATAGTTTCGCGCCGAAAGGCGACGCTCATTCACAATACAATACAGAACCATATTTCAATGAGAAGCATCCGCGTATAGAACCCAACTTGAGTTTTGATTTGTGCCGATTAGGCACATCGATATATGATTTTGTTATTGATAACGAAGATGAACCGCGTGACGATTTTCAAGAGACTATCTATAGATGGTGTCTCGATGATAACGGCAAAAATGTTATGTATCGCCGAAGTGGAGAGGAACGATACCCTGGGTTCAAACTATATAAGATGATTGCTCGTAATGTACACGCCCATACACCGCAAGAACAATTGAAATATTCTGCGTTTTCACAGTTCTTGATGAATCCTACAGATGCGGCAAAATTAGATGAGTCGAAAGTCCGCCGATATGGATTGAACATTGATTTGGTGAAAAAAGAATATTTTTAACGTCTATTCGCGGAATTGTCCCTCGGTCTATCCAAATGTGGGCCCAAAGGCGGGCCTCCCTAACGGGAGGCCTTGTGTCGCTTATTGAGGGACAACTCCGCTATCACTTCGTATCACTACGTAGTGGCGTTTGCCGAAACTCATATAGATTTTTAACCTAAACGGATAGGCATTAACCGCCACAAACGTAAAAATAAAAATAAAATTGAACTAAAACAATTGTTGCATATTACATATTCATATGCAACAACACTGCCTCCAATTATACTATGGCAACCTCGATGCCTCTTCTCATTAACGCGCTTCAGCCAGAAGAACTGGAATCTTATCGCACCCGAATCCGCGAAGAATTACCCGAGTATTCGATAGACAATCCAGCATATGAAATTGTCTATAAAGTCCGCGACGACAAACCGGCGGATTATACGCGCGCTATCCAAGAACGCGAAATCCTGAAAACTCGTCTAAAACTAAACAACCCAAAAACCGGACGTATAACCACACTCAACAGTTTTGCAGAAATATGGGAAAACCCGCGTTCTGGGTTAGCAAATGAAGTTATTCTGACAAAGGACCCGAATGAGGCGAAATGGCAATTGGCCAGAAAATACAATTACAAGATTGCCACCACATTTATGCCAATGTATGCAAAATCCATCTATGAGTATTTCGGTGCAGCAAAAGTGCTTGACCCGTGTGCTGGATGGGGAGACCGTATGGTCGGTGCTCTATCATCCAACTGCGTACAGCGTTATATCGGATTTGACCCTAATATTCGTCTCGTAGAAGGATACAAGAAAATCCAGGCCGATTTCGGGAATCGTGTTCGAAAGGAAGCAGAGCGTCATATAGAATTTGACAATCAATATGAAATCTATTCCGAACCGTTTGAGACGGGCGCGAACCAATTAGGCGACGAAATGTTCGATTTTGCTTTTACGAGTCCACCGTTCTTCGACTATGAAGAATACAGTCCTGATAATCCTACATATCGCAATTGGTATGCGGAATTCTATGAACCCCTGTTTATATTAACCGCGGCACATTTGGCAGAGGAAGCATTCTTCGCAATTCATATCGACGATACATCTGCGGGTAAAATACAGGAATTTCTATTTAAACGAGTAAATCAGATAACGGCGTTTCAATATAGCGGGAAAATCGGATTGGTCGGTGGCAAATCAGGTAAGATACGCAATGTATATTTGTTTCAGAAACGCGTAAAGGTTTAGGCATCTCCGTTCTACACAATAATATATAACTTTTTTTGCGGATATGGAAAATATGCTAATTGTCGCTATTATCACTACATTGATTTTCTGCGTATTCAAATTCGTAGAATTCAAGTTCATCGATAAAAAGAGTGAAATGAAACCTCTCAAGTTCTTTGTAAGAGATATGGTGATTGTATTTGCAAGTTCTCTGATTGCCGGTTATTTCTTCTTCAACTCAAACAAGGAAATCAGTGAATTTGTGAATACGATAACGGATGCAAAAGTAATACCCGATGGTGCTGCTCCGGTATTTACCGATGCACCTGGATTTTAACCTCTACCCATATAGATTAACGTCTATTCGCGGAATTGTCCCTCTTGAAGCGGAGCGACCGAGGGACAACTCCGCTATATAGCGTTTGCATTTATTCATACAGATTTTTAATCTGTATGAATAGAGGTTAAAAATCTATATGAATATCGGCAAACGCCACTACGTAGTGATACGAAGTGATAGCGGAATTGTCCCTTGGTCTATCCGAATGTGGGCCCAAAGGCGGGCCTCCCTAACGGGAGGCCTTGTGCCG